TTTATCAACTTAAACGGCACGACCACTGGTGGTGTTGCTGGCTCATGGGTGCAGATTTTTGCAATCGCGGCTAACAAATACATGGTTACTGGCACGGTGCTTGGTACAGGTACTGTTGCCACACCATTTGCTAACTCCTAATCAACCCAAGGGGCTTCGGCCCCGTTTTTAAAGGAGATTGATTATGATGCAAACAGACGTAAAACAAGGTCATTTAAACCAAAGTGGTTTTTTTGTTCTTGGGCGAAACCGCGTTAAAGGCATTTCGTTTTTTGGCACAGGTACAGATGGCACTGTCATATTATTTGATACGGCTTCTGTTCCAGTAACTTCTAGCGTTACTTACGCTCGCTCTGGCACAACCGTAACTGTAACTAAAGTTGCTCACGGCTTAATAACTGGCGATGTTGTTGGTATTCACTTTGACAGCAATGCAAGTGTTTCGGCAACAGATGGAAATTACTCCATTACCAGAACTAGCGCGGATGCGTTTACATTGACAGACATTAACACTGGAACCATTACTTCTACTGCGGCTTCGTATGTAAGTGGCGGTGGCCGTTGGTTAATGACTTATGAAATAGATGCCACTGACACTTTCAGTAACGCACCGTTTATTCCGGGCGAAGGTGTTCTGGCGGTCAATGGCATTTATGCGCTGATGACTAACATTGATTCAACGCAGATTTATTATGGCTGAAACAAAACAGGCAACACTGATGGGGCGCAAGTTGTTCATAGGCATTCCAGCCTATGACGGCAAGCTGAACATTAAGACTGCATTTGCTCTGGCGCAGTTAATGCCCAAAGCGATGAGTCTTGGTGTATCCGTCACGTTGTCTGATTTGTCTAATTGCTCAATCATTACCATGGCTCGTAATGCCTTGGTACACGAATTTTTAAAGACAGACTGCACAGAGCTTCTGTTTATTGATGCTGATGTGGTTGTCACACCTGACGACATCATGCGACTGATGGCTCAAAGCGGCGGTAAAGACATTACTGCTGGTGCATACCCTCGTAGAGCCAAGGATGCTAAGTTCTTTGCAGATGTTTACTTTGATAAAAACGGCGACTTAGAGTTTGAAGGCTCTTTGATGCGTTTACACAGAGCACCCACGGGGTTTATGCTGATTCAACGCCATGTCATTGAGAAACTGGTAGAGGCGCATCCAGAATGGATTTATGAGAAGTCTCCGACAGAGAAGATGTCAGCAGTATTTGACTTTGCCATTAGGGACGGCAAGTATGTCGGTGAAGACTACTTGTTCTGCGATAGAGCCACTGAAATGGGCTTCACTGTTTACATAGATGTAGACATTAGCCTCCCGCACGTAGGTCAGGAAACATTTGAGCGCAACTTCCGTGAAGAAGTTGTCATGCCAATGCTAGAGAACATTTATCATTCCAAGCTGAAAGTTGTAAATGGCTAAAGCAACTCCAAAGAAAAAAGGCCCATCATTAGCTATTGGTCGTGGTGAAAAATTACCAGTATCAAAAGGTGCTGGGCTGACCGCCAAAGGCCGAGCCAAATACAATGCCGCTACAGGCAGTAATTTAAAAGCTCCACAACCTCAAGGTGGTGCAAGAAAAGATTCTTTTTGTGCTCGGATGTCAGGAATGCCCGGGCCAATGAAAGATGAAAAAGGTAGACCTACCCGTAAGGCGGCTTCCCTTGCAAGGTGGAAATGCTAAGGAAAAATTATGGCTGAAAAATACGAAACACCCTACGACCGCATGAACCGCAAAAATCGTGAAGCTGAAAAGGTTCGTGAATTGCAAGCTTTAGATAAACAAGCTATTTCTAAAGTTAAACCCGGCGCTCCTTATTATCAGCCTGAAGATGATGCGCCAGATCGTGCGTTAACACGGGCTAAAGCGCAAGCTGATTACATGAAGAGTCAGTCTGGTGCTGATTATCAACGTGATGAAGGTGTACTTGCTGATACATCAAGAACAATTAAAAATCTTATGGCCGGGAAACGTGGCACAGATGCTATGGAATATGGTGATGAAGGCTTAATGTCTGGTGCTAGAAAAGCTGGCCGTGAGGCTGTTATGAGAGAAGCCGCATCAGAATTGCAACGTGAATCTCGCGGAATGGCAACAGGCGGCAAGGTTTCAACAGCTTCTAAACGTGCAGATGGCATAGCCAAGCGTGGCAAAACAAAAGGTCGGATGTGCTAGATTTAAACACCGCATGGTCGGCAATCTTAACTTTAGTAATAGGATTGCTAGGTTACATGATGAATGAAAAGTTCAGGGAACTGGCTCGTGTCACTATCCTGTTAAACAAAACCCGTGAGGAGGTTGCCCGTGATAACGTTACTCAAGCAGAAATTGATCGTATTACAAATCACATTGATCAACGCTTTAACAAGCTTGAAGCAAAAATTGACCAGCTTATTCAAAAAGGGTGAGTAATCATGGCAGGCCCACTTTTAGCCGTAGATAGAATTGGCGGAGGCATTAAGACTCTTGCCAAAGCTTTAGATTATGACATTCCCAAAAATATTGAGCCATTTCTTACTCCTGTTAGCACTACTAAAGATTATTTAACAAGTAAGCTTGAAGAAGCTATAGGCGTACCTAAAGACACAATTGGCGCTGTAACAGATCCAAAAGGATTTTTAGCGGGTCTTGCTAAAGATACTGCTAAAGATTACTTAAAAGAAAAAGGCGAAATCCCTGAAGAGGATCGCAGTAGATTTGATACGCCAGATTCTGGATTTAGAGATTACGATACGGCATCTATGGGCGGCGGTAAATCATTTTTTGATGAAGCAGGGATGAGTACATCTGCAATGAAACGTGGTGGCAAAGTTAAATCTGCAACAAAATCAAACACTGCTTCTCGTCGTGGTGATGGAATTGCACAGCGTGGTAAGACTCGTGGAAGGTATTTGTAATGCCAAGCACAAGTAAAAAGCAACACAATTTCATGGAAGCGATTGCTCATTCGCCATCGTTTGCTAAGAAAGTAGGAGTCCCACAGTCCGTGGGTAAAGATTTCTCATCGGCTGATAAAGGCCGTAAATTTTCTAAAGGTGGAACTATGGCTAAAAGCGACATGAAAGAAGACATGAAGATGGATTTAAAACAAGACAAATCCATGATGCAAAAGGCTGTAAACAAGCATGAAGGCCGTTTACACAAGGGTCAACCTATGACTAAGCTTGCTAAAGGCGGCACATTCCGCTCTTCTGCTAATGGTGTTGCCACAAAAGGTAAAACCAAAGCTACACAGATTAAAATGTCTAAAGGCGGCAAGGCCTGCTAAGGAATTATCATGAAGAAACCTATGAAATTTAAGCGTTACGATGAGGGCGGCGAAGTCGCTGACAAAGAAGCTGGTCTTAAGGCCTCTAAAGGTGAGGATGTAGGCTTCTTCCAGCGTTTACGCATGGGCAATATAGACGATCCCAACTCCGAGGCATACAAACGCTTTGGTGCAGGCCGTGGACGCTCAGAACGTAATCCCGTAAACGAGTCGGTTTCTGTTAATGAACCAAGACCTCAGTTTACTAGAAGAGAGCCAGTTATTCTTCCTTATAAGCCATCAGAGGAAACCATGAAGCGCAACACCAGCGGCATGGATGTGCAAGATGAATCTGGCATGATTAATAAGCGTTTAAAGCGTAACCCCGAAACAGGTGAGTTGTACGACACAGAAGTAACTGCATCATCTGTTAAGCCAAATGCTTCAAAACCAATGGGTAAGCGTGAAGTTGGAGAATCAGTTTCTGTTAACCAACCTTTAACTAAGCGTGAGGTTGGAGAGTCCGTTTCTGTTAATCAGCCTAAAACTACCAAGAAGTCTGCTATTAGTCCAGAAGAAATGATGGAAGCAGATAACCCAAGAAGCGTTAAGGCTGAAAAAGCGCCAACGGAGAAAGCAAAGCCTGCCGCTCCACCCCCTAGCGCACCAAAAGCTAGTTCTAGTAGGGTTCCTACACCAGAGCAAGCCGCCGCTAATAGAGCCGCCGCCGCTGAAAAAATTAAAGGCGCGGGTTCATCTGTTGCCGATTATTTCAGCAACCTTGAAACACCATCAAAACGTAAATTAAGAGAACAAAAAGAAAAAGCCGAAAAAGGCTCTTATGCTAGTGGCGGCTCTGTAAGTTCAGCCTCTCGTCGTGCCGATGGTATCGCTACCAAAGGCAAAACCCGTGGGCGCATGTGCTGATATGGCAACGTCCAAAACTAAAAGCGGAGTAGTTAAGTCTTTGACAAAAGCTGGCTTTTATGAGGCGGCTAAACCCAAACGTCTTGGCATTATTAATAAAGTCACAACCAAACCTCAGCGGATAGAGATGGTTGATAAGTTATTCTTAGCCAAGAAAAAAAGTAAAGGTAATCCAAAATGATGGCAAGCCGTGGAATGGGAGCTGTTCTCCCAAGCAAGATGCCTAAGGGTAACCGTAAGGCTCGCCGTGATGACACCAACTTTACTCAGTTTGAAGAAGGCGGCTCTGTTGCCGACAAAGAAAAAGAAAAAGAAGATGCGGATGCTGTTAAGTTTGGCGTTTTAAACCCACGTTTAAACACGGCTAAAGGCATGAAAGAGCTTGGTGGTCGTTTAACTGCTGAGAAGCAATTAGGCCCAAACACTTCATTACAAGCCTATTTAGATGCAAAGATGGATAAGCGTGGCCCCGGGATGCAGGGCGCTGGTGTTAATCTTACGCACAGGTTTGCTGAAGGTGGCGCTGTTGGCCTTTATGCCAACATTAACGCCAAGAAAAAACGGATAGCCGCTGGCTCTAAAGAGAAGATGCGTAAGCCCGGTCAGAAGGGTGCTCCTACCGCTGACGCTTTTGTTCAATCTGCAAAGACTGCTAAAAAATGAACCCCTTATACAACAGATTAATGGCTGAAAAAGGCGCACCTCGTGCCGCCAATAACCCCAATACAACCCAGCTTCGTAGTGCTCCTATGAACTTGCGTTCTGCTATGAATAAATATGCTATGGGTGGCGATGTTGAGACTCCTCCACCATCGGCTAGCGATATTAATAATTTTGTTCAAGCTAACATTGGCGACCCGCAAGCAATAATGCAAGCGGCTACGCAATATGGCGTGAGTATGGATGACCTTGCAAACGCAACAGGTTATTCATCTGCCCAAATTGATGATTACTTTGGGAATGCAGGGCTTGGCTTTTTGGGTACTCGCTCTGTTGGCCCCACCTCTCCTTATACCGATCCAAACTTAACTGATGAGCAGTTGCGAGGCGGGCCTAGATTTACCCCCCCAAGGCCGGGTGATCCAAATTATGAACCGCCGATGGCTGGTGGCGGTTCATATGATTATGGAACTGCACCAAGTTCTGATTATCGCGCAATAGATGCGGCTAGATTAGCAACTCAAAACCCTCCACAAATTGGTTTTTCTTCAATTCCTCCTGAGTTATTGCAACAAATAATGCAACGTGCTAATGATCCATTTAGTTCCCAAATAAACCAGCAAGATGAATTGGTAAAACTTATTCAAATGTTGAAGGGTAAATAATGACCACTACCGGCTCAACCCTCTTTAATATGGACTTCACGGAGATTGCCGAGGAAGCGTGGGAGAGGGCTGGCCGGGAAATGCGTTCAGGTTATGACTTACGTACAGCACGTAGGTCAATGAATTTGATGACCATAGAGTGGCAGAACAAAGGTATTAACATGTGGACAATGGAGCAGGGGTTTATTAACCTGACTGCGGGATTGCCTACATATGCCCTGCCAGTGGATACGATTGATTTGTTAGAACATGTCATCCGAACGGGGCAGAATACAGCATCTACACAGGCAGACTTGACCATCAGCCGTATTAGTGTTTCTACCTATGCAACCATCCCAAACAAGCTTCAGCAAGCAAGACCTATCCAAGTTTGGATTCAAAGGCTTTCTGGGCAGGTTAACCCAACGTCTTCGACGTTGTCAGGAGCCATTACCGCTACAGACACCACAATTACTCTAAGTACGGTGGTTGGACTAGCTGGTTCAGGCTTTATCCGTATTGATTCTGAAGATATTTACTACACTTACATCTCAAGTAATGTTCTGGGTGGTGTATTCCGTGGACAGAATAATACAACTGCGGCCTCCCATACTACCGGGACTGCAATCTATGTTCCTCAGTTACCTGCGGTAACTCTCTGGCCTACGCCTGACAATAGCACTCCGTATCAATTTGTGTATTGGAGACTGCGCCGGGTTCAGGATGCTGGCGCTGGTGTGGAAACCGCAGATATGAACTTTCGCTTTTTGCCATGTTTGGTTGCCGGTTTGGCATACCATATTGCAATTAAGACACCAGATTTAATGCCTCGCATTCAGATGCTTAAACAGATCTATGACGAGACATTTGAGATAGCGGCAGGGGAAGACAGGGAGAAGGCTCCATCTAGGTTTGTACCCCGTCAAATGTATATTGGTGGTTCATAATGCCTAATCGTTTTGCTTCCGGTAAACGGGCGATTGCCATGTGTGATCGCTGTGGGCAACAGTTTTTATTAAAAACGCTTAAGACTGAAATCATTAAGCAACGCAAGTATCAACTGTTAGTTTGCCATGAGTGCTGGGATCCAGATCAACCTCAGTTGATGCTGGGAACATTTCCCGTAGAAGATCCTCAGGCTTTGCGTAATCCACGCAAAGACACAACGTATGTAACGGCTGGCACAAACGGCCTACAGCTTTATCCTGTGAATAGTCCTTCCGGAGGTGTTACAACCGGTGGATCTCGGGATATTCAATGGGGCTGGAATCCGGTTGGCGGATCTAGTAATTTTGATGCTGGTATGACACCAAACTATTTGGTGGCAACCACATTTGTTGGTACAGTAACGGTATCTTAAGGAGTTTAAACATGGCATATACAAGATCAGCTGATGGCATTGCTAAAAAAGGCAAAACCGAAGGTAAAAACTTAGGCAATAGTGGCCCTACTGCTAAAGAAACTATGGGCGGAAAAAAGACTGCTGGCGTTACAGGCATGGAAATGCGTAAGGTCGGTCGCAACTTGGCCCGTGCAATGAACCAAAAGCGAGGCTAATATGTACAGCAAAAAGATGATGGGCAAGGAAGTTGGCGATGCCGCAGTCTACGCCAAACCACACACCATGACAGGCAAGTCTGTTAGCGCATCTACCAATCCCGGCAAAAAACCAAACAAAAGCAAGCTTGATACGCTTGATATGAGCGTTGGTGCTTTTAGCAAATCGGCTGGTGATGAGCAACCCAAGACAACTGGCATCAAAATGCGTGGAGCAGGTGCGGCTACCAAAGGCTTTATGTCTAGAGGCCCAATGGCATGAACTACAGCCAGCTTGTCACGCAAGTAAACGATTACTGCGAGAACTCTTTCCCAACTGACAATATGAATGTGTTCATTCGTCAGGCGGAACAGCGCATCTATAACACCGCGCAACCCGCTAATTTGCGAAAGAACGTGACAGGCATATTGACGACCGGCAATAAGTACCTTCAGTGCCCCTCAGACTTTTTGTCTGTGTACAGCCTTGCGGTATACCCGTACAACACTACGACTGCCACAGGAACATCCGGCGCAATTACCATAGTGGTGGCTAGTACGACGGGTATTGAGGTGGGCCAGCAGGTAACTGGGACAAACATTGGAACCAATGCACTGGTCAGAAGCATTGCCAGCACAACAATTACCTTGACTGTTGCAAACAGCGGTACTGTGTCTGGCGCTGTAGTCTTTCAAGGAGACTATCTGTATTTGCTTAACAAAGACGTTAACTTCATCCGCGAGGCATACCCTTTGTCTGCGTTTGCATCTGAGCCTAAGCATTACGCAATCTTTGGCCCTCGGTCAGATGATGTAAACGAGTTAACGTTCATTGTTGGCCCAACGCCTAGCGCGGCTTACAACGCAGAGCTTCATTACAACTATTACCCAGAGTCCATTGTGACGGCCACTACAACATGGCTGGGCGATAACTTTGATTCTGTATTGTTATATGGAACTATCTGTGAAGCCTACACCTACATGAAGGGTGAAGAGGGCATGGTTGCTCTTGCTCAACAACGTTATGTACAGGCTATTGCCTTGTATAAAAACTTGGCAGACGGCAAACAAAGGGCTGATGCATACAGAGATGGCCAAGTTAGGGTATCTGTTTCATGAGTAACATCCTCCAAACGCAGACCACTAGCTTTAAAACAGAGCTATACACGGGTGTTCATAATCTGCTTACAAACACTTTGTACATTGCTTTGTACACAGCTAATGCTGATTTAAATGAATCAACTACTGTTTACACCACAGATAATGAAGTTAGCGGCACAGGCTACACCCCCGGCGGAGTACCGCTGACTGGTGTAACAATTAATTCTTCTGGGTTTACAGCTTATGTAAATTTTGACACTGTGGTATTTAACGCATCCGTAACGGCTCGTTGTGCTTTAGTCTATAACGTTACACAAGGCAATAAATCAATTTTTGTATTGGACTTTGGTTCTGACAAAACTTCTGACAATTTCACTCTCACAATGCCTGCTAACACAGCGACAGCGGCATTAATTCGCAGTTCTAATTAAGGAGTCAATATGACCACGGAAAAACTCAAAGCAACAGACCAGATTTCTAGCGGTCTGACTTGTAATCTTAAAGCCGGTGAGGAAGCAAAAGCTACCGGCCTGTTTGAAATCAAGTGCCATGATAAAGACGGCAACCTGAAGTGGGAAGCCCAGTCTAAGAACTTGGTAGTCAACGTTGGCCTTCAGTACATGGCAGGTTCTGCTTTGACCTCAGTCACCCAGATTACCACTTGGTATCTTGGCCTGTACGGTGCTGGTGCATCGAACACACCTGCGGCTGGCGACACGATGTCTTCTCACGCTGGTTGGACTGAGGTTGTGGCTTACAGCAATGCAACCCGTGTGGCGGCTACGTTTGTTACTGCGACTGCGGCTAATCCTTCTGTGGTGACTAACTCAGCTTCTCCTGCTACGTTCAACATCAACGGCACAACAACTGTGGGCGGGGCGTTCCTGACCAGCGGTAGTGCTAAGAGTGGTACAACTGGGACTTTGTTCTCAGCGGCTGACTTTGGCTCACCCGGAGATCGGTCTGTGGTGAGCAGTGATACTTTGTCTGTGACTTACACATTCAGCTTGGCGGGCTAATATGTCAGCGTGGGGTTCCGGCACATGGGGGGAAGGTGGCTGGGGCTTCACGGCTTTTTCAAGTACGGTTGGTGAGACTGCGACAGGAACAGACGCGGTAACGGCGGCACTCAGTGTCAGTGCTTCGGTTAGTGAGACTGCCACGGGGACGGATGCTGTATCAAGTTTGGTACAGGTTAATGCAGAAGTCAATGAAACAGGGACTGGTACAGACGCAATAGGCGCAACGGCAACATTTGAATCTGCGGTTAGTGAGTCAAGTACAGGTAGCGATGCGATAACAGCATTACTAACGTACTCCTCAACCATAACGGAGACAGCGACTGGAACGGATGAGGTATTGAGTGTTCCTGTGTATGCGGCGGTTGTGAGTGAGACGGCGACTGGTACAGATGCGGTAGAGTCTAGTTTTGCATTTCTTGCGGATATTCAAGAGTCAGCTACAGGCACGGACGCAGTTAATTCAGCAGTTTCGGTTTTTGGAGATGTACAAGAAACGGCAACCGGCACGGATGCAGTAGATTCGGCGCTTACGTTGTCTGTGGATGTACAGGAAACAGCAACGGTAACTGATATAGATTCAGCGGCGGCGGCGTTTATATCTTCTATTAATGAACTGGCAACTGGTACAGACGCAATAACAGCAAGGTTTTTTTGGGAAATTATTGATGACACGCAGTCAGCAAACTGGCAAAATATCAACAACGTTCAGTCTTCGGGCTGGACACAGATTACCGACACCCAAACCCCCGGGTGGACACTAATCGAAACGACTTAGGAGTATTAAATGGCAACAGGCGCAACGGGACAACTAGGACTAGCTCTACCGGTACAAGGCGAGCTTTCTGGCACGTGGGGCGATACGGTCAATAATGGTATTACTCAATATACCAATTTGGCTATTGCGGCCACTTTAACGCTGACCGGCGATGGTGCGGTAACACTGGCCAATACCACTGGTGATGCCACGGCCTCTAACATTACATCTACTTTGGCAGGTGCGGGTACGGTTACCGCCCAACACGCAGTTGTTCGCGTATCAGGTGCGCTGACCACAACCAAGGTCATTACAGCCCCCAGCTACAGTAAAACATATATTTTGATTAATGACGCTACGGGCGGCTCAGTCACTATTAAAGCAAGCGGCCAGACTGGTATTACGGTTGCTGTAGGCGATAAAGCTCTGGTGGCCTATAACGGCACAGATTATGTTCGCGTAGGCGCATCGGCTGGTGGATCAACTACTCAGGTTCAGTACAACAGTTCAGGCAACTTGGCCGGTTCCGCTAATCTTACGTTTGACGGTACAACCCTGACGGCCAATGACATCATTGATTCTTCGCTGACAGCAAGTAAACCTGTATTTACAGATGCAAGTAAAAACTTGGTATCTACAGGAACTCTTGGTGTAGACCAAGGTGGTACAGGCCAGACATCTTACACAAACGGACAATTATTGATTGGTAACACCACAGGTAACACGTTGACTAAAGCAACATTAACTGCTGGCACAGGAGTTACCATCACAAACGGAACCGGTACTATTACCATTGCTACATCGGGCGGTGGTGGTAGTTCTACTGGATCAACTTTATATCTCGCAGTCAATTTTGGAGGATTTTAATCATGGCAGTTACAGCAACACCCGTATTTACCCAGACCCCTAACGTAGGGGCACTCAACGCCATCGTCAGCACGGCGATGACCAACACTAAAGCATTTGACGGCACTGAAACTGCTGGTACACCTTTGGCGCTTGTCTTCACTGCTGGCGCTGATGGCGCTCGTATTGACCAAGTAATGTGTCGTTTGGCTTCAACCAACGGTGCTACAGCTTCTGGTACATCATCAGCGACTGTGGTTCGGTTCTGGATTAACAATGGTTCAGCCAACACTACAGCAGGTAACAACATCTTCTTGGGTGAGGTTGCAATTCCTGCGACTGCTGTTACCGCCTTGGCAACATCTGCGTTGACAACTTATCCTTTGACCTTGCCTTTAAACGGCCTAAACCTTCCTGCTACTTACCGTATCTATGGCGGTTTGACTGTAGCGGCTGGCGGTACAAACATTGCTATTGCCATGTCAGCATTCGGCGGGAACTACTAAAATGCCTCGGTCGCTACAGCAGACAGCGTTTAACTACACGGTAAATGAATTGGCTGTTGACATCCAGACGTTCACATCGTCTGGTACATGGATAAAGCCGCCTCAAGCCAACATTGTGCGCGTATGCTTGTGGGGGCCGGGCGGAGGCGGTGGTGGTGGGTTTTCTTCCGCGGGAGCCACATCGACTAGCGCAACAGGCGGTGGCGGCGGCGCTAGATTAAGCGTAACTTTTCCTGCCGCGTGTTTACCCACACAAGTAATCATAACCATTGGTGCTGGTGGTGCTGGCGGTGCGGCTGGCGCAGTAGGTGTTGCTGGCGGTGCTTCGTATTTTGGGTCTGCCGCTATTAATACTTATTATGCACGGGCTTTTGGTGGTGGTCGTGGTGGTGCTGGTATAACTGCTACGGCTACCACTATAAGTGGTGGTGGTGGCGGTGGAACTGGGGGGGTTGGTACTAATGCCTCAACTTCTTTTGCCGCTGGCGGCGCACCTACAGCCTCATATTGGGGTGGTTCATCTGGCCCAGACAACATAGGCGGTGGTGGTGGAGGTGCACAAGGCTCTGGTGTTGTTTCAGGAACTTCTGGTTCCGCTGAATGGGGCGGCGGCGCTGGTGGTAGGGGTGGAGCCGATGGGTCAGCTTGCTATCGTGGCGGCGGCGGTTCTGTTTTTGGCGGTGGCGGTGGCGGTAGCGGCGGTAATCTTGCGGCTGGTGTTTTCAAACGTGGTACTGGCGGAGGTACATCAGCTTACATAGGAAATCAATGTTTAAACCCAACAAACACTGCTGGCGCAAATGGCCCAAGTGGTTTCACTCAAGCATCTGGTAGTGGTAGCGGCGGATTTGGTGGAAATAGTGCAGTAGCCGCTTGCGCTGTCGGTGGCAATGGTGGAGATGGTGGATTTCCTTCTGGTGGTGGTGGTGGCGGTGGAAATTCAGATGCTGGTACTGGCGGTACAGGTGGAAATGGCGGCAACGGCATGATTCGTGTTTATTCTTGGTAATCAGCTATGACAATCACTAATCAACAAACATCATTTAATTATCAAGTCACTGGCACTAATGCCAACGTACAAACATTTACTGCGTCTGGTATTTGGAATAAGCCACCCAACATTAAAACAATTCGTGTTTGCGTATGGGGTGGCGGTGGTGGTGGTGGTTCTGGTGGTAGAAATATTAATCCCAGCACTTCTGTACCCGGCGGCACAGGGGGTGGCGGTGGCGCTAGAGTTAGTAACTATTTCCAAGCCGCTTGCATACCTTTACAAGTGCAAGTAACTGTGGGCGCAGGTGGTACGGGTGGTGCGGCACAGACTACTGGTTGCGTGGGAAGTCTTCCCGGCACGGCGGGCGGCACATCTTCTTTTGGGTGTTACATAAAAGCCTTTGGCGGTGGTGGCGGTGGAGTAGTTGGAACTTCTGCTTGTAATAGAGGCGCTGGTGGAGGTGGTGGCGGTTCTGGTGGGGCTGGGCCAACTCCAACAGCGGCTACTTCAGTTGGAGGGCTACCAAGTAAATCTAATGCTTATGGTGGAACTAGTGTTGATTCTTGTATTAGCTATGCTGGTGGTTATCAAAACAACATAGCTGGTGGTGGTGGTGGGAGTTCTCAAAATAGTTTTGTATATTGTTGTCCACCAGTAACTGCAGTTTATTTATGGCACGGAAATGCTGAATGGGGTGGCGGTTCTGGTGCAAAATTAAGAGACACTAGTGTAAATAGTACTATTTCATGTGCTGGAAGTTCTATTTTTGGCGCTGGTGGTGGTGGTAGTGGGGGAGGAAGTAATTCTGGTACAGTCTTCGGCGCAACTGCTGGTGGAGGCTCAAACAGGTATCAAATAGGTGGTGGCGGTGCGGCGGGCACAGGCACTCCCGGTAATGGAACGGCGGGGACAACAAACTCCGTAACAGGAAGCGGATCCGGTGGTGGTGGTGGCAAAGGTTCAACTACTGCGTGTGTTGCCGCAGGATCAGGTGGTGCTGGCGGTACGTTTGGCGGCGGTGGTGGAGGTGGTGGTATGTCTAAAAACGCCACTCCCGGTAACTCAGGCGCTGGCGGAACAGGTGCGGCTGGCGGTGTAAAAATTTATTCTTGGTAAGAGGTAAAAATGAAACGATATGCAATTATTGATTCAAACGGTTTAGTAGACAATATTATTCTTTGGGACGAAGCCGCTGAGTGGTCACCCCCAGAAAGTATGACTATGGTCAAGGTTGAAGACATTTTGTGCGGTATTGGTTGGAAGTACGAAAACGAAGTCTTTACTGATCCAACTCCACCAACTGAGCCTGTAACACCTGCCGAGTAAAGTCGGAGAACGCCATGCTGTCAAACCAACAAACATCTTTTAACTACAAAGTTTCAGAGCCAACAAGTAATGTCCAAAAGTTCACATCGTCTGGAACTTGGATAAAGCCCCGTGGTGTAACTTTTGTACAAGTGTGTTTATGGGGCGGCGGTGGAGGTGGCGGTAGCGGTAGGTTTGCAGGAACAGGAGTACTTGCTCAGGGCGGCACAGGCGGTGGTGGTGGAGCAAGAAACAGTCAGCTATTTGTTGCGGCTTGTTTGACTTGTAAAGTTACTGTTACTGTTGGCGCTGGTGGGGCTGGTGGTGCGGCAAGATCTAGCGCTAGTAATGGGGCAACTGGAACTGCTGGCGGAGTTACTTATTTTAGCAACGGTGGTGTGTGTGCTTCTTATTTAGCTTCTTTTGGTGGTGGGCAAGGCATTGGTGGTCAAAATAATAATTTAAGTGGGGGTGCTGGTGGAGGTATTGCAAGTGTAGGAGGTACTGGTGTAATCGGTACAGCAGGAACGTTATCTAAGGGGGGTAGTCCAAACCCCGGAAGTTCTTTGTTTGTTAATGCCTTAAGGGGTGGAGGAGCAGGTAGCACTACAGGTACTTCTTCTGGAAACGCTGAATTTGGTGGTGGTGCTGGTGGTGTTGTTGTAGTCAGCGGCGGTGCTAATGGTGTTGCAGGAGGTTCTCTTTATGGCGGTGCTGGTGGCGGTGCTGGTGGATCGGCTAACAACTGTTCTGCTACTATTGGAACTTGTGGCGGATCAAATTTGTATACTACTGGCAATGGCGGTGCTGGCGGGTGTGTTGGTGTAGCTGGGTCAAATGGAACTCAAACTCTTAGTCTTAATGGCAAAGGTGGTGGAGGTGGTGGCAGTTCAACAACAACTATCTCTGCGGGTGCTGGTGGTGCTGGAGGTATATTTGGCGGTGGAGGCGGTGGGGGTGGCGGTTATTCTGGTGGTTCTTTAGTAACATCAGGTGCTGGCGGAACGGGCGGTGCAGGAGCCGCCATAATATACTCTTGGTAAAAGGAGAAAACCATGTGCGCCGCAACTGAAACACCAAAACAAGATATTCTTAATGCAAACATCTACTTTCCAACAATGGTCTATACCATTGAAAAGCCTGAGTTCCTTGAAGCCGTAAACAAGGTTGCTGAAGAAGCCCTAGCCGAAGCCCGAAAGAACGCACTTAACGAGATATACCCAGTCCACATGACGGGCAATCTTTACGACAAGCCTGAGATTATTCCGTTCCAATACTACGTTGGTGGCACTGCGGCAAACATCCTAAAAGAACAAGGCTACAACGTAGATGGCTTTGACACTTACTTCTCAGAGATGTGGTGTCAGGAACACTTTAAGCACTCCGCTATGGATCAGCACGTTCATGGCGCTGGCTCACAGATCGTAGGTTTCTATTTTCTTGAAGCACCAGAAGACTGCTCTAAAGTTATATTCCATGACCCACGCGCTGGTAAACCCTTGATCTCATGGGCAGAGACTGATATGGCTCAAGCAACTGCCGCAAGCAATATGATTAACTTCACGCCCAAGCCCGGCTTATTGATGTTCACTAACGCTTGGTTGCCACACAGCTTTTCGCGTAACGCTTCAGAAAAACCCATCAAGTTTATTCACTTTAACTTAGGTCTGCGCCCTGCGGCTCCAGTGTTTAACGTTGCACAAGCGGCTGAGGTGGTATGAACACATACCAAATTCGGTTCAACAAAAGCCGTGGGCAAGCTGGACGTGGTTCGATGGATCATGTCTGGCGCGTCTTTGAAAACGGCAAAGAGTTTCTGTTTAAGAACCTCGACATCACAGTGCCCATTAAGAGCGAGAAAGACGCTAACGGGGTAGACTACAACATCACTTGCCAAGGCTATTTGACAATGGATCGAGACACCTCGACAGCAGTCATAACAGCCACGGTCAAGGAACTAGAGCCAGCATAATGAAAGACTGGGCTGAAGCATTCATTGCGGCGGCTTTCATAATTGCCTTCGTCATCTTTGGCACGTACATGATTGCATGGAGTTTGGTGTGGTAAATGCGTTGGCTCATACTGTTACTGTTGTTGGGGCTAGTTGGAGCCGTAGCCAAGAGCGGATGCCATGTGCGCGAGTTCTATGGGATTGCTTACACAGTCCACGACCCGACCATACGGCACAAAGAAATGATGGCGTGGCTCGACAAGAATGCGCCCTATTGCAAGTCAACCGAATACATGGTGATCTGGAACAACCTAGCAGAGTGGGCGGGCACGGCAGACTCCACATGGTTGCGTAATAAAGTTGTTCATGGCTACAAGGACGCACTTGAACGGGAGAAGAAATGATAGAAACCATCAGACTATTTCCAACTGTTCAAGCGTCTGGGTATCCAGACAAGCATGACCTTGCCCAAGCCAAATTAGAAAAACAGCACGAAGTTAACAAGACCCTTGAAGTGTCTAAGCAAAAGCAGACAGAA